ACTTCAAGAGCTCTGGGCCCTTTAGGTAAGTCTTATGAGCATTCAACTTTGACAGTAGTGCAACAAGAAGCCGCTCTTGAGTCTCTCAGAAGAGAAATGACTGAGCTAGGCATTATGAGCCCTCAACTAGCTAACTTACTCAAAAAGAACCCTCTAGACCTAAGTACTACAATGGGCGACGATGGACAGCTTCTTACTAATGTAGAGCTTATGCAGCGAATAGGGGCAAACGCTCGTAGTGCAGGAGCAGAACTTAAAACTATGAGAGATGCCGCAAACGGTGTAACCTCTGCCATGGTTGGTGGAGACTTAAAAAATGCAGAGTACTTACTTAACGATATGGAAGCAGCGGCTCTCGCAGCTGCGGCAGGGTTTAAAAAACTAGGTACAAAAGAAGGTATTGCATCAGCAAACCAAGCTTTAAAAGAATATAATACAGCTTTAGGTGATACTATAAACACTACAGACTACAAAGCTAGTCTCACAGCTCTTAGAGAAGCACAAGAAGAGTTAAGCCTCTCTATGGTTACAGCTAATAACTTAGCTGGGCAGGCGGGCGAAATAACAAAGCTAAATAATGAAATTATGACGCAGAAACTTGCACTTGACGAGATAAACTTAAAACTTACTGAGTTAAGTTCTGGAGCACTTTTTGATCAATTAACATTGTTAAAAAGCATAACAGAAGAAAAGAAAAGACAAGCAGAAATAAAACTAATAGCAGAAACTCAGGGCGAAGCAATGGGAGTTGCAGCTAGAACAGGAGATATTGCCGCAGTAGAAGGAGCCAAGCTCGACAAGAAAGGAGACGACGCAACGTTTGCAGATAAAGCAGAAGCTGTAATGAATACAGTCTCTCCCATGCAAGAAGCAATATCAAAACTAGGGCCGGAGGGCGAGCTTATAAGTGCTGCTCTTGACGGTGCTTTTATGATGTCTACTGCATTTACAGACTCTTTTGCAACTATTTCAGAACACGGACTAAGTTCAGGCGAAGGTATAAAAGCAGGCTTAGCAATAGCTGCTGGAGCTATGCAGGCTATTGGAGGCATTCTTAACGCATCCTCTAAAGCACAAATTGCAGAAATAGACAATCAAATAGCCGCAGAGAAGAAAAGAGACGGTAAGTCTGCAGGCTCTGTTGCTAAAATGGCAGCACTTGAGAAAAAGAAAGAAGCAGCGAAAAAGAAGGCTTTCGAAGTTAACAAGAAAATGTCCCTAGCTCAAACAGCTATCGCAACAGCTACAGCGGTAATGGAAACTATGAAAGAGGGAGGCTTTTTTGCAAGTCCTTTAGCTATGGCAGTAGCCGCTATGGGTGCGGTACAAATGGCGTTAATCGCTGGAACTTCGTACCAAGGAGGAGCTGGAGGTTCAGCATCTAGTGCCCAACCTGCCCAAGTACAGGTAGGATCTCGAAGCGCCTCTGTTGATCTAGCAAGAGGTAATAATGCTGGAGGTGAGCAGTCTTACATGAGAGGAGAGCAAGGTACAGGATCTGGTATGACAAACTTTAAGCCTGCCTTTACAGGTGCTAAGTATAGAGCTTCTGGAGGAGAAACCGCAGGCTTTATGGTAGGGGAGCAAGGACCAGAAATGTTTATTCCTGATCGTGCTGGAAGAATAGCACCTGCTGACGAAACGGCTAATATGAATAATGCTCCTACAAACATAAACTTCTCCATCAGTGCAGTAGACTCGCAAGGTGTCGAAGAACTACTAATAAATCAAAAGGGTAACATAATCAAAATGATACGAGACGCAGCGAACGAGCATGGAGAATTCTTCCTTGAAGCCGTTCAGGAGAAGACTTACTAATGACTGACTTTAATACTTACAGTAATACACTACCTGACCCTAATAATCCTATTGGAAATGCTGGTCAAAGTGGTGTAAACCAGACAACTGCGGGGTTGGGATACTCTTCTGTGGCTTTAACTTCGGAACATCAAATTCTAAACTCTCGTACTAATTCAGGAAGATTAGTCAGCAGGGAGCTGTCATCGCACCAGTGGAAAATATCTATAGGATACAACCCCATGGTTCGTGATGACTTTGAACGCATCAATGCTTTCTTAGTACAGAAGAGAGGCTCTATGACACCTTTCTTTGTGTCTCTTCCCCAGTATAAAGCTCCTCAAGATACTACTTTTGCTACCTTTGTTGCTAGTAATACTTTTACAAACCCTGTCATAGGGGCAGCTGGTACAACTAATCTATTGATTAGCCACAGCTCTTACTCTTCCTCAAACGGTGTTGTAAAGCCTGGTGATATTTTTACTATAACCGATGATACGAATAGTAACCATAAAAAAGCCTACCAAGTAACTCGAGTTGAAAAAACAGGCGAAAGATTAAGCGGAACATCTGCTATTGCAAGCACTGCTTTGTTAATACACTTTAACCCGCCTCTGCAAAGAGCAGTAGCGGCAAATAAAAATATAAACTTTAACAACCCATTATTTCGTGTAACCATGAAAGGTGACAAAACTGAATACGAACTAAACACAAATAATTTATATAGCTTCTCTTTGAAGCTCGAAGAGGCGCAAGCATAATGACAATAAGAACACTTAGCACGAACTCAACAAACCAAACTAATCTTGTAAACTCTTTGATGGACTATGAGCCCTTTATAGTTGCTCATCTTGTAAAGTTTGAAAGACCTCAAAGTGTTGCTCACTATGGAGGCAAGGTTCAAGGGTTGGCTACGGACTTTACTTATATTAGTGATGCGCAGTATGACATTAGTTTTGACGACGGTGGAAAAACCGTAAGCGGAGCATCTTTAGGCCCTCAGCTTTATCGTGCAAATAAACTTTTGAAACTTGGGGTAATTAATGAAAGCATACAGGCCAAGGCATCTAATTTAAGTTTAACACTTGATTCTGCTACTCTCGGTATTTCTGAGACTATCAGTGCAAGTTTTACTAGTACTCATATGACTACTAATGTTGACCTAGCTGCTGAAGGCTTTAGAGAAGGCGATAAAGTACTTTTAACCGGTAGTGGTAATACTAACAACGGTGCATATATACGAATAGATACTTTTAGTGGAGAAGGAAAAATAGTAGCTTTTACACAGATTTCTTCTATTACTTCTAACTCTTCTTTACAAACCTATGTTATATCTTCTGCATCTGAAGAGATAAACTCTCTTATTACAGATAAAACATCAACGTCTTATACTAGTTATATTAATAGAGATGTACTAATATATAGAGTACATATTAATCCAGATACGAGAGCTATTATAGGAGAGCCTTATATATACTTTAAAGGAATTATTGGTTCTGCCGATATTAGTGAAAAACTAGATTCTTCTACCATAACGTGGAAACTTGCTAGTCATTGGGGTGACTTTATACGTGTACAAGGTCGTTTGACAGATGATGCAAGCCATCGTGCCTTACAAGCAGGGGGAGACCCTGATTTAACTGCTGTGATTCGTCCAGAATATGCGACAGACTTAGGATTTTTACACGCTAATACAGCAGTAAATATGATGGCAACTTACAACACCACAGAAATAGAATACAAACAAGTGGACATAAATGGGGGTTGGTTCGGAGGTAAGCGCCTAAAAGAAGTAGAGGTAATAGTTCCTCGAACAACGGACCTGCAGTTTAATATTCAAGCAAAAATGCTTCCCGTAGTTTACGGTGTTCGTAAAATTGATTCTTTTCCTATATTTGTAGATACTCATAAAGATACCTCTGCAGAAGTTTACAGAGTTGACGCTCTATGTGAAGGTAAAATCGCAGGTATTTTAGATATACATATAGAAGACAATAGCACTATCTGTACTGATCTACCTGATTTTGATTTGCGTAACGCAAGTGGAGCAAATTATGATAGCGAAAGCGTAGAGATAGCATGTTACGGTAGAGCTGATCGAGGAGACACTATGTCTCACTATAGTGCACGAGCAGGGGCAGGTACAAGGCAGAGACAGGTCGATCATACGGGTCGTTGGGGAGAAATTGCACCATTTTTTGGCACTAACTTCAATATAGCAGCTACAGGTACTACTAATCCTACTAGTGGTTCCGCTACTGGTATACTTCACGGAGGTACTCATACCATTACTTCGCCTCTATCTGCATCTTTTTCTTTCTACCAGGGTAAGCCTTATCAAAAAGCAGACAATACCTTAGTGAGCCTAGCTTCTGCTAATAACTTTAAGCTACAGAACGATTACTATACTGGTAGATCTACCTATTGGGGTGCAAATCATAAACTATTAGATACTGCTTATTGTGTAGGTAAATATACAATTGCCGAAGGCGAGACAAGTCTGCCTGATTTAAAATTCATTGTACGCGGAAGAGACCCTGAGTGCTACAACTATGACGGTAGTTATAGAGCAGACGCAACAGGTGCTGGTGCAGGAAATGCCTTACCAAGTGTTTTTGTTCTTGGGTCTAATGTTACTCTGCATAGAACTGACAATAACGTTGCTATCGGTGGAACAGTACAAATTGTTGATAAATGGTCAACGTTTGACTCTGACGGTGTAGCTGATCATAGGTTTAGATGGTCTGTACGTCCTGCTCTAGGTACTATAACCGCTTTCTATATGAAGAGCGGAAACAGCAAATGGCATATGCAAACTTGGGATCATGTAGAAAACGCAGGAACAGTTCCAGCGGAAACCTATGTTACTGTAGCATCTACTACCACAGGTACTGCCGCAGGTACAAAAGTAACAGTAAACACACCTAGCGCAGCACTAGCTTGGCTTCTTGCACAAGAAGACCTAGGACTTGCTCCGTATATGGGAGCTTTTGGAATAGACTTCGCAAGTGCTTTTAGAGACTATACTGCCGCTTCTGGTACCGTAATTGATAACGTAGTAGGGTTGCCTGATGCGGTAACAGGCGGAGATAAGATCTATGTTAAAGACGGAATTACTCTCGAAAGCGGTGCTAGTGACGAAAGTGGGTATTATGTAGGTAATACTATTACAGTTACAGATATATCTGGAGCTTTAGTATATACTCAGGTTAGGAAAATTACAGGGTATGATGGAGCTACTAGAACAGCTACCGTAGACGCTGTTTGGGACTATTCAAATATACCGAATACCTCTACTAAGTATGTTATAGGATCTATAGGAGACAAACGTGTAACTATTAATCCGGCTATGCAACTACTAGACTATATGACTAATGATCGTTATGGAAAAGGACTTGATATTGATAAGGATATTGATTTACCTGTCTGGATAGCAGCAGCAGTAGACTGTGACACTAGGTCTACCGTAGGTATAGTCGTACCTTCAAGTACTTCAATTATTCCTACCCAAAAGTGGAGATACCCTGCTACAGGAGTTCTTCAGTGGCAGGGCACTGTAGTATCTGTAGAAACTCGAGGAAGCTATAAAGAGATTATTTTTGATGACTGCATCGGTAAATTAGGCACTAAATGGAACGATTGGAAAACTTTTGCAGCAGGAGAATTATACTGGTATAACGGCGTCGCCTACAATCAAGGTGGAGCAGCAGGCATAATTGGCACAAAACCAACTGGTACCTCAGGTAGTAGTGCAGTTACTGTAACAATTAAAAAAGTGACTGACTCAACTACTGCAAACGTTAATACTTCTTTAGTATCTGCAAACGGTAACCCCCTAGTTAAAGCATACTCTGCTTCTAGCCTAGATTATGCTGCCTCAGGTTATAGCTTGTATGACTCAGATGATGTTAAGTACTGGAGATACGTAGGCTGGGATGATCCGGCACAGAGATTTGTTACCAGACATCAGACTAACCAAGTAGTAGCTACTACTAATCCTTTATTTGATAATATTAATAGAATGTTATCTCAGTTCAATGGCATCCTTCGATACTCAGGAGGCAGGTACCAGCTAGCTGTTAAAGGCAAAAAGCCTGTATCTGTAAATGTAGCCGAGCAAATATCTAATGATGATATCATTGGTACTATTAAATTATCTGACAAAGGCTTAAAGAACAGTAAAAACTTTGTATCAACCTCTATAATAGACCCACAGAATAAATTCGAAGGAAGAAGTGTATCTTTCTTTAACTCAGTGTACCTTAAAGAAGATAAAGGTATTCAAAAGAAAGGATCCTTCAGCCTGCCAGGTGTAACTAACTATCATAATGCTAGATTTAATATCAAGCAATATCTTGATGAGTCTCGTTATGGGTTAGAAATACAGTTTAGAATGGCCCCTCGCGGTCTTCTACTATTAGCAGGCTCTATTATAGAGCTTACTTATCCTCGTTTTGGATATACCGCTAAAGAGTTTAGAATAACAAACCTCAACTTTACTAAAGATGGACTAGTTGATGTTACAGCAGATGAGCATAATGATAGTGCTTATGTAGTTGAACCAGAAACGCACGGAGCACTTGGACTCGTATCTGACGTAGGTTCTGGTGGTAATACACCTGCACCCGTAGGCATACCTAATAGACCTACTGGCTTAGTATGCACACAAAATGAGCAAAGTGCTATTACGCTTACATGGACAAATACTGCCGCTTTTACAGTAGGCACGCATTTTACAGAAATATATAGAAGTACTGTAAACAACTTTGCAGATAGTATAGCAGGAGGCTCTTTTGTAACAGGGACTAAGTACCGAATACTCACTCTTGGTAGTACCACGCAAGCACAGTGGAATACAGCGGCCGGATCTACTGCCGAAGTGTATAAAGCCGGTGATACAATTATAGCTGCAGGGTCTGGTGCGGGTACTGGAACCGTAACGCGCTCACTTCTCGTAGGGTCTTCTACTAGCGATGGGTATACTGATCCAATTACTACAGGAACAGGCTCACAGAATCGTTACTACTGGATACGTTATATGAATAAACAGCCCGTACTAAATAGAAGCGGCGGCCAGTTTAGAAACGTACCTTCTCTCTATTATCCTAATACTAGTGATAGCGGGTTTACAGGAGGCCAAGGAGTTACAGGTGTCGGCGCTGCTAATAATGCTGTAAGAAGTATTAAATTATCTTTTGGAAATACTAATACTTTTGTTTACCAACAAGATGGTACAGGGATAGAAGCTGGGTATACTGCGTCTACAATTCTTACTGCTACTACTACAAATGTTGCCGGTACTCCTACTTATGTTTGGAAAAAGACTTCAAAAACGGGTACAGTATCTATAATAAATGGAATAACAGGTGTTCAATACACCTACTCCCCTCCTAATGCGTTTACAGATATCCCTGAGACAATTTCAGTACATATGACAGATACTATAGGTTCCGATACTTATACGGCTACTGACGCTGTAAGTTTTAGTGGAACAAAAATTGTTGTTAATGGAACTGCGGGCATAAACGGGTTTACAGTTACAGCTACTAATGGTACTCATAACTTTAATGCAGGCCCCACAGGAGCCATATCTAGTACAGCTCCGTTTTCTTCCTCTTTTACTGTATTAAAAGGAGCAACTACATTAACTTATGACGGTACAGGATCTCCTGCGGCAAATACTTATAGACTTGGTTCTTTTGCCAACGTATCCCCTGCTAACTCTGTAGTACCTTCTAATACAAATGGCGCGGTAACTATCAGTAATTCTACAGGTAGCTTTCTTACAGGTAATTCTGTTATGCAAGCAACTTTTGATGTTCCTATTATTGAAAATGGAAGTAATACTACCATTGCAGTCTTTAAAATAAATCTAAGTAAAACTCTTAACGGCTCTTTGGGAATTAGTTCAGCCTTGGTCTATGCCTACCAGCGTTCTGGAACTACTTTAACTTCTAACCCAGGAGCAGTAGCTGTAAGTTTAGAAACAGGAAAAATTACTACTACTTCTTTAGGGAATGGATGGTATAAAAATCTAAGCGATGCTACAGGCACTACGCCTTTATATATCACGGCAGCCTCTGCGGCAGGTACAGGTACTACAGATACAATTCCTGCTAATGAATGGACTACTCCACTTCTTTGGACGAGAAACGGAGATGATGGAAATCCAGGTATTAACTCTGCAACAGTATTTATCTATAAAAGAACTAACTCAGCTTCCGAAAGTACACAGCCTTCAGGCAATACAACTTATACTTTTGCGTCTGGTGGGGTAGCATTTACTACTGCCAATGGATGGTCTTCGTCAGTTCCTAACAATACTAATACTTATGTTTGGACTCGTCAAGCCACAGCGGCAAGTACTAGCACTACAGATGTTATTCCCGCTAGTGAGTGGGGTCCTGCTGTTCTTACTTTTGCACTTGGAGGAACAGGTGTACGAGGTGGTAGTGTTTTTACTTTTGAAGAGTCGAGCACGTCTCAGATATCTTCTACTACTGCTACGGCTTGGGCAGGTACTTTAACTACAGCAGCCGCACAAGCCGCTGCAGCCGCCGTAATAGCTAGCACTCCTGATGGTACTATAAGAGCAAATGACCGAATAACAATAACAGATAATAGTGCTAATAAAGCAGGAACACGTGTTTATAATGGTAGCGCTACAACCGCAAATACTGCAGTAGGAACTGGAGATTTCAGCGCTCTTGTTGTAGAAACTTTTGATGGAAGTGTTATAGTAGACGGTACTCTGAGTGCTGATAAGATAACAGCAAATTCTACTTTTAGTAATAATATTACTGTTGGCAGTACTTTGATTCTTAATAATAGCGGACAGTTTTATACTACTAATAAGACATCTTATACCGATAATGATGACGGCTTCTTCTTAGGCTATACAGGAGGGAAGCATAAATTAAATCTTGGAGGTGCAACTAACTTTATAAAGTGGGATGGATCTGGTCTTGTAATATCTGGCGAAATTAATATGGTAGGCTCAAGTAGCATCGGAGGTACTGCTATTGCCACTGTAACAAGTGGGGCAGCTTCGGGTGCTACAGCTAACCAAAGTACTAATGCTCAAATTCAAGCAGGTACTACAGCAGCTAACGTAGGTCTAGGCAATGTAGATAACTCTTCTGCAGCTACTATTCAAGCAGGTACTACAGCAGCTAACGTAGGTCTAGGCAATGTAGATAACTCTTCTGCAGCTACTATTCAAGCAGGTACTACAGCAGCTAACGTAGGTCTAGGCAATGTAGATAACACTAGTGATGCTACTGTTGTTACTGCTGCTAGAGCCGCTACAACTGCAACGGACGTAGGTCTAGGCAATGCAACTAACTCTTCTGCAGCTACTATTCAAGCAGGTACTACAGCAGCTAACGTAGGTCTAGGCAATGTATCTAATACTACTCTAGCAGATGTAAGAGCTGGAGTAACAGCAGCTAACGTAGGCCTAGGCAATGCAACTAACGCTTCTGCAGCTACTATTCAAGCAGGTACTACAGCAGCTAACGTAGGTCTAGGCAACGTAAATAACACGAGTGATGCTACTGTGTTATCAGGCAGTTTAACAGGTAATGTTACAGGTAATGTAGGAGGTGTAGCAGTTGCTACAGTTAACGGGTATGGAGCTACCGCAGGAGGCTCACAAACCGCAGCGAACACAGTAAGTAGAATGAATAATAACGGCCTCGTAGTAATAGATGGATCGGGAGTAAAGCGTGTAAAGATAGGAAACTTATCAGCCCTATAAATACCATAAAAAAAATATATCTTGACATAACACCCCAAGTTAGCTATAATTCTGTAATGGAGAAATGAAATGACAGCAGCCGTATACAACCTAGTTATTGACCAAGGTTCCGACTTTGCAATAAACTTAACAATTAAAGAGCTAGGATCTGCTAAAGATCTAAGTGGCTACTCTGCCCGCGCTCAAATGCGGTCCACTAGGACTGCTTCTAGTGTTGCCGCTACCTTCGCGTGCACAGTACTAAACCCTGTTTCAAATGGAGTAGTAAAAATGTCACTGTCAAATAGTGTTTCTTCAGCTCTTACTGCAGGCAGATATTTCTATGATCTTGAAATACACACTACTAATAATGCTGTAGTACGCAGACTAATTCAAGGAGAGGTTACTCTCAACCCAGAAGTAACAAGGTAATGGCTATTACTAATCCCACAGTAGTAACTGTTAGTGAGTCAGTAACAGATATAACAGTTACTGGACAGGAAACTATATCAGTTGATATTACTCAATCAGATGTAAATGTAGAAGTAAACAACTTTGTACTTCCTAATCAGTACCAAGATGCGCAAAACACAATAGTAGCGCCTTACGGAACTATTACTGCAACAAATGTGCAAGATGCCTTAAAACAGCTTGCTGACCAAGATTTTAGATCCACAAGTACACCTACAGGAACAAATGTTTCAGAGGGTGATACGTGGTACGACTTGGATGATAATATAATGAAAGTATACCGCGAGATAAGCTCTGGCGTTTTTGCATGGACTAATGTAGTAGTAGCAGAAACAAACGATACGCTTGACGCAGGAGCCTTTTAAGGCTGACGGAGTTCCTAAATGGCTCAAACAATTCAAATCAAAAGAAGTACGAGTACGGCGGCTCCCAGTTCGCTATCTAACGGCGAGTTAGCTTATTCAGCAAATTCCAGTAAACTATTTATAGGACGGCCCGGTGGTGGCAGTGGTGACATTGATGCTATTGGTGGTAAGTTCTATACGGATATTATCTCTGCAGCAACCAATCTCAACACTGCTAGTAAGCTAGTTCTTCGAGATGCCTCTGGCAACTTCGTAGCTGGCACCATCACAGCAGCCCTAGTAGGTAATGTAACTGGTAGTATATCAGGTAATGCAGGTACAGCTACTATACTAGCAACTGCTCGTACTATCGGTGGAGTATCCTTTAACGGATCAGCAAATATTAGCCTTCCTGGTGTTAACGCATCAGGCAACCAGAATACCTCAGGTAATGCTGCAACAGCTACTGTTCTGCTTAACGCTCGTACTATTACTATAGATGGCGATGTAGACGCAACTGCAACAAGCTTTGACGGTAGCGGTAATATTACACTTAGTACTGTACTGGATACTGTGAACAGCAATGTTGGAACGTATGGTACTACTACTGCAATTCCAGTTGTTACTGTAAACGCGAAAGGACTTGTAACTGCAGTATCAACCGCAGCTATACAGACCTCTTTCGACATAGATGCAGACTCTGGTACTACAAATGCAATTAACGGTGGAGATACTCTTACTGTTGCTGGAGGTACTGGCGTAGCTACAACTGTTTCAGGTAATACTGTCACTGTTGATATTGGTCAGGCCGTTGCAACAACTTCTAACGTAACGTTTAATAACGTTGCAGTAGATGGAACCTTAACTTCAGATGACATAACAGCAGCTACTATGACTGCTAGTGGCCATGTTATTGTTCAAGGTAACCTTACTGTAAACGGTACAACTACTACTGTTAATTCTAATACTGTCGCTATTGGCGATGCTATTATGACTCTGAACAGTGATGAAGCTGGAACTCCTTCTGCTAACGCAGGATTTGAAGTAGAACGAGGTACAGCAACAAACGTAGCCTTGGTATGGAACGAAGCTTCAGACTATTGGACACTTACCGAAGATGGATCTGCATATTCAAAAATAATGACAGCAGGTAACTGGGCCTCATCCTTCACAGGAATTATCGATGGCGGTACCTTCTCGTAACATAAAACTTTAACTCCCGCGTATATACGCAATCTTGAGGAGGCCATATGGCACAAACGATTAAACTAAAACGCTCGGCAACGTCGGGCGGCATTCCTGGCACGTCATCACTATCTCTAGGTGAGTTAGCAATTAACACCTATGACGGTAAAATCTTTATAAAGAAAAGTGTTGGTGGAACTGAGTCTATTGTAGAAATCGGTGGATCTTCCACTCAGCAGACTGCTATCTGGAAAGCTTATTCTTATACTGCAGGAAGTTCACAGACTTCCTATTCTGGTTCGGATAATAATAGTCAAACCCTCAAGTACACCTCAGGATACATAGAAGTATACCTAAACGGTATTCTACTTAATCCTGCTACAGACTATACAGCCAATACAGGTGCTGCTGTAGTCCTCACTGATGCCCCTACTACTGGCGATCTAGTACAGATCAGTACTTTTGTAAAGGTACTTGGCACAGCCGATACAATCATAAACACCTTCACGGGTGTAACTAATCAGGTAGCCTTCACTTTAACTAGTGATCCAGGCACTGAGGCTAATACTAACGTTTTTGTAAATGCCGTTTATCAGACTAAGGATACTTACTCTGTTTCAGGTACTACTTTAACTTTTGGAACTGCTCCGTCTGCTAACGATGACATTGAGATAACTATAGGTTCTCGTAACCTTTCTGTTATTGATGTTGATGACTTCTCTATAACAGGAACTGTCACAGCGACCGGCGGGGTCTCTACAGAATGGAACACTGCCTATACATATAGCCAAGTAGGACATTTACCACTAGCTGGTGGAGCCCTAACTGGCGCAGTTACTACAAATTCAACCTTTGATGGTGTAGATATCGCTACACGCGATGCTATTCTTACTAGTACTACTACAACAGCTGGAGCTGCCCTACCTAAAGCGGGTGGAGCAATGACCGGTGCGATCACTACAAACTCAACGTTTGATGGTGTAGATATCGCTGCTCGTGATACTGTTCTTACAAATACCGCTGTCTTGGCAAATGCTGCTTCTCCTCTGAATAGCCCCACTTTCACAGGTGTACCAGCCGCTCCTACAGCCGCTGCGAATACAAATACAACTCAGCTTGCAACTACCGCATACGTACAAGCAGAACTTACTAGTCTAGTCGGTGGAGCAAGTACAGCTCTCGACACACTTGGTGAGATCGCTACTTCTTTGGGTAATAACGCAGATCTATCTGGTGCTTTAACCACTTCAATTGCGGGTAAATTACCTTTAGCTGGTGGAACAATGACAGGTCCGTTGATAATGAACGAGACCACTGCAGTTCAGGTATCTAAAGGTACTACAGGACAGCGACCTTCAGGTGTGGCCGGACAGTTCCGATATAACACTACAGAAGATAAATTTGAAGGATATGGTACAGAGTGGGGTGAAATTGGTGGGGGTGCTGCAGATTTGCGTCTTAATACCTTCACAGGTAATGGCTCTACTGTAGCATACACACTTACTACTTCTCCGCTTGAGAAGAATACACTAGCATATATTGATGGTGTATACCAGAATAAGAGCGTGTACTCTATCTCAGGTCAAGTTCTAACATTTACAGATGCACCCGATAGTGGTGCGGCCATTGAGATTACGGCGGCGACCGTCGCACCCGTTCAGGAGTCAACAGACTTCCTCATAAACCAGTATACAGGTAATGGCTCTACTGTAGCATATACTTTATCTGAAGCACCAACAAGTGAAAATCAGACTAGCGTATATCTTAGTGGTGTATACCAATCGAAAACAAACTATTCCGTTAGCGGAGTTACTCTTACTTTTGTAACTGCTCCGCCAAACGCTACTCCAATCGAAGTAATGGTGGCAAGAACTGTGGTATATTCCGCAGGCACTCCAGATGATAATACTGTTAGCACAGTTAAGATCGTTAATGGTGCTGTTACTGCTGCTAAACTTAATGCAGATGTCTCTACTACTATACTTAATACTCCAGCAATAACTGGTGCTTTAACTACTAATAGTACCATTGATGGTGTAGATATCGCTACTAGAGATGCTATTCTTACTAGTACTACTACAACAGCTGGAGCTGCCCTACCTAAAGCGGGTGGAGCAATGACAGGAGCGATCACTACAAACTCAACCTTTGATGGTGTAGATATCGCTGCTCGTGATGCTGTTCTTACAAGCACCACTACTACTGCTGGAGCTGCTTTACCTCTAGCAGGTGGTACTCTTACTGGCGCTACTACGTTTGGTGCTGAGATGACAATAAACCCTGCAGCAAATAGGAAGATAAGTTTTAAGGACAGCGGTAATATATTCAGGGCAGGCATACAGGCAGTAGATACTGGCGGTCAAATGATAGCAACATCAGCCGCTAATGACTTCGCTATAAGAAGTCAATCACATATTCTGTTTAGTTCGGGCGGGAACGTTGAGAGTATGCGCTTATCTAGTGCGGGTAAAGTACTAATAGGAGACACAGCAAGTCATACTGCTGATTTACTACAAATAGAAACCCCGGCTTCAGGTGGCGGCCACGGTATTCAAATAAGAAGAAATGACAGCAACACTGATCAAGGTGTGGGTCGCATTCAATTTGGTAATAACACAGCTACTGATTTAGCAAGCATCTCAGCAAAGACGGATGGGGCAACTGATTCGGGCGCGCTTCTATTTAATACCTCTGCTACAGGTGGTGCTATTACTGAGCGTATGCATCTATCTAGCACAGGAGATCTTTTAGTAGGTACTAGTACCAATGTTAATGTACTGACAGGGACTCCTAAAGTACAAATTGGTTCAGGCTCTGGCCATTCGTCCCTTCAATTTTATAGCGGAAACGGTAACGTAGCTGGGATATACTTTGCTGATGGTACTTCTGGTGCTGGATCTGTGGGAGTTGATGGCAGATATCCTGGCTATATAGAATACAGCCACAGTGACGATACTCTACGTATTAGATCAGGAGGATCAGGTTCTTTATACTTAAAGTCTAATCAAGATGTAGAAGTAGTATCGGGTAACCTAGTCATCGGCACATCAGGCAAAGGCATAGACTTCAGCGCTACAGGTGGGCCTACTAACGGCTCTGGTACGAGTGAACTCCTTGACGACTACGAAGAAGGTACTTGGACTCCATCATTTGCAGGTGGTACACTAGCAGTTACTACTAATAGTGAGGCAAGATATGTCAAGATTGGAACGCAAGTAACCCTTTTTGTTTATATTCAAATTTCTAATGTAACGGATTCGACAACCCTATATATTCAGGGTGTTCCCTTTACAGATTCTGGAGCTTATAGTGCTTGTAATATAGTGCAATGCTCTGCTCAATCTACAGGTGAAGCTATCATTGTAAGAAAAGAAATTAATGATGACAAACTTTATTTTACTACAGCATTATCCCAAGCGTCAGTTCAGCAAACACAAGTTTGGGGTCACATAATATTTTCATTAACCTATAGAACAAATTCATAACTTACGCCTATCGGAGATAGGCACAGACAGGAGAAATAAAAATGGCATTAACAAAAGAAGTAATTCAAGACAAAATCGAAATCGTAGGTGACTTCAAGTCAGTACAAGTAAGAACAGCTACGGTAATTAAAGAAGATGGAGTAGAGCTTAATCGTTCATTCCATAGACATGTAGTAACTGCAGGTGATGATTACTCTGCTGAATCTACAGAAGTACAAGCTATATGTGCCGCAGTGCACTCAGACGCAGTCATCGCAGCTAAAGTTGCATGGGATGAGGCCAACGCACCAGCATAAGACTCTAGGAGAGAATAATGGCTCTAACGAAAATTACAAATGACATGGCAGAGCCATTGGCGGCTGCACAGCCTACTATTACTAGTGTTGGTACTCTTACGTCCTTAGCTGTAAGTGGTACTGTTGATGGTCGTGATGTTGCTACTGATGGAACTAAGTTAGACGGCATTGAAGCCTCTGCAGACGTAACTGATACTACCAATGTAACAGCAGCAGGGGCATTAATGGATAGCGAGTTAACATCCATAGCTTCAGTTAAGGCTTTAAACCAAGGTGTTGCTACTGGTGATAGTCCTACGTTTGCGGCAGTGACAGCTAACGGTGGTGTAGTGGTAGATACCATTACAATAGATGGCAACGAGATAGATGCCAGCGGCTCATTAATTTTTGATGTTGGTGGAAACCTTACGATTAATGTCGATGGGAGTGTTGTCAGCCTAGCCGATGACTCAGTTAATTTTGGTCAGTTTTTTAACTCAGGTTCTGGTGATTTTAATATTTACTCCCCCACATCTAACAAAGATATAGTCTTTAGAGGTAGTGATGGCGGAGACCCTATTACGGCCCTCACCTTAGATATGTCGGCAGCAGGTGCGGCTACGTTTAATGCAGGTGCTACTTTTGGTTCTACCCTCACGGTAAGTCCTGACACTGGTGCTACAACTGCGTTTCTTACGCTAAACAACGGCAATGGTAACGGAACTTTATCCCAGATCAATTTAGGATACAGAGGCGACCCAGACCACGGAAACATAAAATATACAGGAGTAATGTCGTTTCAAACTGGAGGCAATCAAACAGCATTAACTTTAGCTAGTAACGGCACTGCTACGTTTAGTTCTACGGTGACAAGTACAGGGCTTACTGCAAATGTTCCCACTGGAAATGGGCTTCTTATTAATAGTGCAGACATATCTACTATTAAAATGAAAAATACTGGAGGTGGCGTAAAGAACTGGGGGTTTGCTACTACTAATTTAGCGGCGGGAGATTTTGGTATTTATGAGTCTAACTCTAATGGCGGAGACCCTATTACGGCAGGTGCGGCTAAACTGTATTTTAACGCGGCAGGAGCGGCTACGTTTAGTGCGGGTATTACGGCACCCAGTGCCGCCATAAATGGTCAGTTAAATGTTACTGGTACTACTAATAGTAATAATATCTATGCCCAACAACTTTCCACGCAATTTGACACTAGCTCGTTTATGAGATTTCACCCTACATCGACTACTAATAGCGGTGGTTTTACTAATATATTCTTTGGGACTGACACGAATAACAATTACGGTGTTGCTATTGGCGGTAAAAGAGCAGGAACAAATGGAGTTCCTACTTTTGCAGTAAGAATGCTTAATGACGCTACAGTAGGAACGGAAGTTCTTAGTATTACCAATGCAGGTGCGGCTACGATAAGCAATGGGCTTACGCTTACAGACGGAAATCTAGTAGTAGCCAATGGACACGGCATAGACTTCAGCGCTACTGCGGGTACTGGAACCAGTGAACTTTTGGATGACTATGAGGAGGGTACTTGGACTCCTACTATTGTCTCCACTAGTGGGACAACATCTGCAAGTTTTACCTCAGCACGAAACTATTACACAAAAATTGGGCGACTTGTGACATTAACCACATATATATACAACATTAATTACTCTGGGATTACAGACGGTAATTATATAGTTCTTGGTGGTATGCCTTTCGCGTCTGGTGATAACTATGGAGGCACCGCTATCGCGTACGCAAACGGTGACGTAGAAAGCCTGTATTTAAACACAAACTCTACATATGCTTATTTATGCAACGACTCTAATGGTAATGAGTATTTGCAAAATAATACTAACCCTACTACCACTAAATTTATGGCATCGATTACTTATTTCACAGACGCATAACCATACGCCTATCGGAGATAGGCACAGACAGGAGATTAAAAAATGGCTTTAACTAAAATTAAAACAGGGAGTATCAGTGATTCAGTAACGCTAACTTCACCTGATATAAATACCCCTGACATCGATGGAGGAACCGCCGATGGTTTAGTTATTGGTGGAGCTACTCCTGCTGCTGGAAGTTTCACAGATATCGCTGCTAGCGGAACTGTGGATGGTCGTGATGTTGCTACTGATGGAACTAAGTTAGACGGCATTGAAGCTAGTGCTGACGTAACTGATACTACCAATGTAACAGCTGCGGGTGCATTAATGGATAGCGAGTTAACATCCATAGCGTCTGTTAAGGCATTGAATCAAGGTGTTGCTACTGGTGATAGTCCTACTTTTGGTGGTCTGGGTGTTGGGACAACCCCTGCCTCTGGTGTTGCATTAGACCTAAGAACAAACGCATCGGCAACTATTGGTGACTTTAGGAATGCTTCCGCGACAGGCTATGGACTCTACGTTGCCGCAGGAGATACTTCGGGGCAATACGCTTTTAGAGCCGCTGACTACCAGAACAATGCTCTGTTTTCAGTTATGGGTAATGGAAACGTAGGCATTAATGAGGTAACACCTCTAGGTAAACTACACATCACGGCATCGGGCCAAACAACCATCACGCCTTCTGCTCAAGGAAACCTATTAGTCCTTGAAGATTCTGAAAACGGAATGTCTATCATTAGCTCTGCGGCAGGAGCAGGGTATATTAACTTTGGAGACACCGCTGATGCTGATGTTGGTATGATTATTTATGACCACTCATCGAATGCTATGAAGTTTTGGGTGAGTGCGGAAGAGCGACTAAAGATAGACACCATAGGAAACGTAGGTATTGGCTCCTCTCCTGTTAGTTGGAGTGGTGGCATGAGGGCGTTCGAGCTAAAAGGATACAGCGGCACGACTAAACAAGGCTCAATAGCATTTGATTCCCACAGTGGCGCGAATGGTTATAACGTCATCTCCACTGACACTGGCAACATGATGTTCTACAACGGTACTACGAACAGAGCCTCTGCTGTAGAGACGATGCGGATAGCCAGCTCAGGAAACGTAAGCATACCGACAGGAAGCCTCACAGTATCAGGCTCTAGCACAGGACTAGCAGGCTCTTTTCAAAACACCCATACCTCTGGGTATGGAATGAGGGTAACAACTTATTCAAACGCCACTCAATACGGTTTCGCTGTTGATTCTTATGGCGGAGGGTATTCAAGAGATTTTACTGTCGGAGTAGACGGCAACGTAAATGTCCTTACAGGCAACCTAGTCATCGGCACAGCAGGCAAAGGCATAGACTTTAGTGCCAACGCCAACGCTAGTGGAATGACTAGTGAGCTACTTGATGATTATGAAGAAGGAGATTTCACTTTAGTGTTATCAGGAGCTACTACAGCAGGTTCGCAATCTGGTGGTAGTTCAGGAGGAAGGTATACAAAGATAGGAAGAGTGGTGACTGTTAGTGTAGTTATTGCAAACACTACTCTTAGTGGTGCGGCAGGTGCGTTGAAAATAACAGGCTTTCCTTTTCTAACTGCAAATTATGCAAACAGGCCTGCTGTTGGTGTAATGAGAGCATACAATCAAGACCTTGCCTCTCCTGCTGACGGTTATTTTAACCCAACACTTAGCATAGAGCATGGTGTAAATTATGCAGTCATAGTACAAACAAAAGACAACGGTACTTGGAGTCTTGTACAGGTAGAGAATAGTGGTAGTTTGTATTTTGAAGGCACAATTACATATATAACAACATAACAACCATACGCCTATCGGAGATAGGCACAGACAACAGGTTAAACCAACGCCCAAGGTAATCAAAAAAAATGCTTGACATTGCACATGGTAGTTGATAGAATATACCAAATACGAAATTAATATAGCTTATAGAAAGCAGGCAAAACACAGAGATATTTATGGCAAAGTCGAAAGGAAGATATTTAGCAGACATTATAGGTGCGAGTGGTTTAGTACAAGTTACGAAATCAGACCTCGCAGGTAGTGATGGTGTACTTGAGCTTACAGTTCTGCCTAGCGTGCCTAATTCAAAGCTAACTAATTCTAGCGTTACTATAGGCGGTACAGCTATCGCTCTCGGAGCAAGTTCGTCTACTTTAGGGGCAATTTCACTAACTGGTGCACTTACTACTAATAGTACTATTGATGGTATTGATATCGCTACTAGAGATGCCCTTCTTACTAGTACTATCAGTGACGTTGCTCTTAAAGCTACTCTAGCTAGTCCGTCGCTAACAGGTGTGCCGGTCGCTCCGACCGCTGCTTCTAATACAAATACAACTCAATTAGCTACTACTGCTTTTGTTCAGACAGAGATCACTGATTTAATAGGTGGAGCTCCAGGTGCTTTAGATACCTTAAATGAGCTAGCAGCCTCTATCAATGATGAAGCTTCATATGCTGCTGGTATTACTACTGCTTTAGGTACTAAACTACCTTTAGCTGGTGGAACATTATCTGGTAATTTATTAATGGGTGATAATAATATTACCGGAATTAATAAGTTAGAAATACTTGATAGTGCTGATAATAATAGATTAGAAATATACGGTAATGCGAGTAATGGGTTTATATTCGATATGGGTGGAACTGGTTCCACTGGAACAATAAACTTTAATGATTTCAATGTTGGAATTGGAACGACTCCTGCTCATCCCCTTCATATAACTAAAGAATTAGCAGGTTATCAAGCGTATTTTAACAACGATAATGGTTCAGCGCAAGGGGTAAAGGTTAGAATTAAATCTAACGACTCTGGTAATTTTAATATGCTAGAGCTTGTTTCGGCTTCTACTGGTTCTGATGTAACAGCTATGGTTGTAAGAGATGACGGCAACGTTGGTATCGGAACAAATAATCCTGGTGGTAAACTTCATGTTCAAACTAGTCACACTGCTACGGATGTAACCTTAGCCAATTCCAATGAGACGTTGGTACTTGGAAATTCTGGCACAGGCAATGGTGTTTATAACGCTATCAAGTTTGGTGGTAATCAACAAGATATGTACATCATGTCTTTCAATCACAATACTGCCGCTAGTAGAAGAATGGGTTTCTTCCTTGGATCTGTTGCAGGTGATGCTGTTGCTGATGAAAGATTATCTATCTTAGGTAATGGTAACGTCGGTATAGGCACTAGTAATCCAGTATATGCTAAATTACAGATAGAAAGTAATACTGATCAAGGTTTAGTTCTACACTTACAAAACAAGGATCAAGACTCAAATACGTATATGAGATATAAGGATTGGGCCGGTCAATATTGGGATACTGGTATTAATTGGGCTAATAATGATTATTACTTTAATTATGGTGGAGCGTTTAGGGCAAGAATTACTAATGCTGGTGGTATGCAGCTAACAGATGCGTTGACTCTCATAAAAGGAGTTGGAGGTGACCAAACATCTATGAAGGTGGGTGCACATAACTATGGAGACACTGGCAAAACTTACATTCAGTTAGGTACAGAATACGATGATGGATCCTCAAGAATAGGATCTTTTAATAATACAGGAAACCAATCAACTTTAGTATTTGAAAATCATGCTGCAGCTTCTGGTGCTTGGTCAGAAAGTCTACGTATAGATGGCAATGGCAATATGCTTAGTACTGATACCGGCAGCCGTAAAAGCTTCACAGTTAAAAAGACTTTTACTGCAACCGGGAGTACTACTACTAACCATGAAATAAATCTAAATACTTTGATAGGTGCTTCTACAGCAGGTACTTTGCACTATACAGTCACAGTAGGAGGTTACGCAAGCGGAGGTGCAAACGGTTGTAATATGACCTATACTGTTGCGGGTTATTCGGGACACAACTATGCAGCTCAAAACTATGGCAGTTTAGGGGCTGGAACAATAGGTTCAGGTTATACGGGTTCTGCGGAAGTAGACGCGGTTGGTATAAGTTACCATCCTTGCAAAAACTTAGGAGCATATATAGGTAATGGTGCAATATATGTGTATTCGCCAGGGGGCCAAAGATATGGTTTTACAATAACAAATGGCAGCTCACAAAGTATGGGCATACTTGTGACAATTACAGGAACTTACACATGATAGAACTTATAGATACAATAGGAACAGTACAGATTTTTGAAGAACCTAACTTCAGGCACATAAACCCGTCTACAGCAGTAGCAGGGGTTTGGCAGGGTACTGATATTTCTACAGAAACACAAGATATTCAAGATTTCTGTACCAACGCATGGTCAGCAGAAGTAATAGCTGCCTACCGATCTCATATTGAAGAGAATTTGGTTGGTTGGGACGATTAAAGCATAACAAGATCTCTAGGAGAGAATAATGGCAATAACAAAAATTGGAACAGACGCACTCGATGATGGAGCAATCACAACTGCTAAGCTTGCGTCTGCGGTCGGTACAGATATACTAGCATCTCCTGCAATTACGGGTAATTTAACTACTAATGGCCTTATTGATGGGCGTAATATTGATACTGATGGCACTAAGTTAGATACTATAGAGAGTTCTGCTACTGCAGATCAAACTGATGCTGAGATTCGTACAGCCGTAGAAGCCGCTACAGATAGTAATGTCTTTACTGATGCTGACCATACCAAATTAAATGCTGTGGAAGCCTTAGCGGACGTAACAGATACTACTAACGTTGTTGCTGCACTGTCTGCTGGAACGGGTGTGGCTATCTCTGGTGCAGGTGTAGTCAGTGTTACAGCAGTAGCTTTAACTACTGTGCAAACCGCTGCCAATCAATCAGCTCAATTAGCCTTGACCGCTCAAGAAGGTGATATTGTAGTTCGTTCAGATGAGAATAAAACGTACTGTCATAACGGTGGTACAGCCGGTACAATGTCTGATTACACTTTACTAGCTACTCCTACTGATGCGGTACTAAGTGTTAATAGCCAAACAGGGGCGGTCTCAGCAGACCACATAGCAACCGCAGTTGAAGCTGCTACAGACTCAAACACCTTTACTGATGCCGACCATTCCAAGTTAAATGCTATAGAAGCTAGTGCTGATGTAACCGATGCTACTAATGTCACAGCGGCTGGGGCATTAATGGACTCTGAATTGATCTCCATAGCGTCTGTTAAGGCTCTTAATCAGGGTGTTGCAACTGGTGATAGCCCTACGTTTGCTGGAGTTACTGATGGCTATATAAGTTGGGGTGCTGCACAATTAAATAGATATGGTGCGGCAATTGAGCTTCAATTCACGCCTACAAATAACGCCACTTTAGTTAAGATTGGTGCTAATGGTTCTAACCCTATAATATTTAATGCTTATACAGGCACAATCTCTAGTGGGGCTATTACTAGTACAGGAATTCTTACCTTAGACACTTCTCCTGCCGCGAATGGAACTGGAGATTTAAAAGTTATACCTTCAGCTAATAGTACCGCAGGTGTTGGCTTTGCAGGACAAGTTCTTGGTGTAAACATAAGCAGTACTTTAAGTTCTAATAGTCCAAAACAAGCTGGCACATGGGGCGGTGTAACAGGTTCAACCGCTATAGCACTTCAAGCAGATGACAATTCATATGGTCAATTTCAAGTTTGGACAGCACCTCAAAATAGTTCAGCAAATACAGTCTTAACTCCACGATTCTGGATTAAGGGTAATGGTGAGGCAACCTTTGCAGGCACCGCAAATTCAGCAGGCTTAACTGTTACAGGTAATTCCTTTATTGGTAATAGTAGTACTCATGATGCAGATGCACGATTACATGTTGCCGCTTCAGATACTTCACCAAACTTAGGGTCTACAACCCCTGAAACTTACACAGCATTTTTCAGTAATTCTGATGGTGCTTATGGAACTATGTTTGGCACTTTAGGAACTGGTGTAGGATTAATACAACAACGTAGAACTAATGATGCTACTATTTATGATTTGTCATTGCAACCTCATGGCGGCAACGTTGGTATCGGACACACATCGCCAAAATCTAAATTATCTATTGTAGGTGACGGAAGTTTAAATACTTATTCAGGCACAATTGGTATTGAAAATACAGCTAGTGATAAATGGGCTTCTATTACTTTAACAGATGATATTGATACTGCAAGCGCTTCTAGTAATTATTATCTTATTGGTAGAGGAAATACATACGCTAACAGACATATGTCGTTTCATGTACCAACTGCTGCTAATTATGGTAGTGGCGCACAACCAAAATTTGTGTTTGCTAGTTCAGGTGGTGATATATTAATGACTATTGAAGCTTCAACGGGGGATGTTTACCATAAAGGCATTGTGACCATGCCCCTTCAGCCTGCTGGTATAGCCGGATGTGGAACCACTACGGCGAGCCCTGCTATTATTCCATTAAATGCTAGGGCGTGGGGTAGGGGTAGCCTGACAGTTGCGAATAATAAGATGACAGTCCCTGTAGCAGGTCTTTACGTAGTTGGGTACTCTCATCTAGGTAACCAGGGCAGTGGTGCTTGTCAAATGTACATAACTAAAAACGGTAGCATGATAGATGGGTCAAGGACCCAAGACATGAACTCAACAAATGATAATTTCAGTTCATCTATTATAGTCACTTTAGCTGCCTCAGACTATATACAGTTTTATGTTAATCAAGGCGCTATACATGGTAATAGTAGCTATAACTCAATGTGGATTTACTTACTAGGTTAATAAAAGGAAATAAAAATATGAATATAACAATTATACTATCTGACGTTCAGGCAAAGGCATTAGCTTACGTGGCTGTATCTCCTCAAGAATGGGCGGAAAATGCCATACATAATAGATGTCAGATATCAATTGATGAAATCTATGCAGAGGAAGTTGCTAGGATGACTGCAGACCCCTCAATAACAGCTATTCCAGCAGATAAAGATACTGTAGTATTAGCAGCAAATATTGTATCTGCTGCATTAAGGCAAGCTGCTATAGGTGCTGAGTAACCAATAAAAAAGGGACTTTACAGTCCCTTTTTGTCTAACTTACCGCTTCAACAGGGGCTGGATTTTCCAACTCCTCCTGTAGCAATCGCGTAAAGCCTTGAAGCCCTACTTCGATCTGGTCTGCTCTAGCACGAGCTTCGCTCTGCTGACGTTGCATATCCTGAGCTTGAGCTACTAAATACTTCGCTTTCTCACTTAGGTCTGCTACGTTATACTCTTTATCGTTCAAAGAGATGGTTTGTACTTCATTTTCAGTTACTTCAGTCATTATAATGTCCTATTAATAGTTTGCTAGTGATATTATCAGTAGCTTGGTTTTATACTATTTCGCAAGCTCCGCCTACACAGGCAAGTTCTTGAGATCCAGTAGTGTTATCTTCTTGTTCAAATTGAGATAGCTCTTCCCAATTTACATTTTGTGGCATTGCCGCCACTAGCTCATCGTACTTCTCAGCACTGATGTCTTCATAGGGAGCTTGTTGATATACATGGTCACTAGTCGGTAATAGACTAATACCGGAGCACATATCAAAATTATCCCATATCCATTGTGCTACCTGTAGATACTCGCTATCAGTATAGTATACAGTTACACTTGGTTTATGCTCGCACCAATGATTCTGGTACGTCTTCCACAGAGCTAACTGCTCCATTGCTCCTACTTCTTTCACACAAGTACTAGACTCAGGCGCCTTTACAGGGAAACTAAAGACTACAGAAGAGGCGGACATAACGTCATTCTCTACTGGGAACCCTGCTTGCTCCATATAGAGTGCAAGTGGGTCTTTCTTGTCTGAACGTACTCTCCGAATGTAATGCTTAGAGAAGCGAGGATGAATGCCGGAAGCACTGTCAACAAGCTGAGAAACAGTGCCGCTAGGCTTAACGCATGTAATAGCCACAGACTGATTAACACCAAGCTTTGCAGCCCACTCTTTATTTGTTTCAATACTAACATCTCTCATCTCCTCTAACCATGATGCTAACATTGGAGATTCGGCTGTGCCGTTCTTGCCTCCGAGTACATCATGATCCATTATGCCTGTTAAGCTTACGCCCAACAATGCTTCTTCTTCAGTATTACGCTTCCAGCGCACCCGCAGATACCTAAAGTCTGTAAGAGTTGACTGTAGAGTACCAATAATCGTTGCTATTCTTACTTTCTTCTTTAGAGTTTCAAGAGTATCGTCCGAACGTACAACTACTTCTGATAAGTTACAAAACTCATTACTTCGTAGAATAATCTCAGAACAAGGGTTAGTACCGAAGTCATGAGTTGCGTCTCTACGACCATTACGTGCTGCAATCTTCTGAGCTGCTACACGACTGAATAAGCCACGCTCTCCTGCTTTAGATTCATACAAGTTCTTCATCTCGTTAAGGTATGCTTCGAAGTCAGGCTTCTCAGTATACGCTACAGAGTTGTTTGCGAGACGACGTTGACCTTCGTTTTCCCACCAAGCGCCAGACTTAGCTTTTGACATACGTTGATCAGAAAGATTTGAAAGACTAATAAGAGCAGAACGACGTACACCGCCTACTACTACAATATCTGCAATCTTACATACAACATCATGACACTCGATACTTGTCAACTTACGACCTGCCGCTTTTTGGAAAATGTTTACGCAGAAACGAAACAAATCTTCTAAAGGCTCAGGTCCTGAAGCTCTTCCACCAAATGTCTTAAGTCTAGCACCTGCTGGACGTACTCGGCTCATATCCCACTGAGGTAGTTTACCTGCATAAAGCATGGCAATCAACTCACGGAAAGCACTTGCCCATCCTAGCTTACTATCACTTACTACAATAGTAGAGCTTGTTTTATGGAACGATTCAGCTACTTCTGGTAGTTTAGTAATGAAGTTACGTTCTACACTAAAGCCTACCCCTGTTCCGCACATTAATACATACATAAGCTCGTCAAAAGCTCGTGGATGGTCAATGTGTAAATAACTACAATTAAAGCCTGCTACGTTATCACGTTTAAGTGCTTCACCTGCGGTCATCATACAGCGCATAGAAGGCATAACCTCCATAGCTTGAATAGCGTCAAACAACTCTTGACCCTCTTCGTTGTTCAACTGCTCTCTTTCCTTGAAAAAGTCAATATAACGCTTAACTGTTTCTTCCCAAGTCTCACGACGGCCTTCTTCTTCTAGCCAGCGTGCATACCTACTCTTGTGTATAAAACTTTGATACTGATCCATTAAATCATTTTCCTCTGTATTTCGGATATATTATCCGTGCCTATCGCGTCATCGCAATATGTAATTAAGTCCATCAACTCATAATTTTTTAGCAATACTTCAGCATTTGCATTTAGCTCTTGTATATACTTATACTTACCATCTAATGGAATGTTGTCGTAAATTGTTAGCGCATCGCCGTATTCTTCTATGAGTTGTGCTGCTCTCTTCGGGCCTATACCATTAATACCTGGAACGTTATCTCCCTTATCCCCTGTTAGACACTTAAAGGATATATACTGCTCAGGAGTTACTTCGTAGTGGTCACTCCAGTTATTTATTGTTACTTCTTTTCGAGTAACGTAGGAAAACCTACTCACACCGTCTTGGATTAACAAGTCCCAATCTCGGTCACTTGACAACAGCCAAATGTCTTTTAAGCCATACTCTTCTTTTTGCTTCACAAGGTGGGCAGCAAGATCATCTGCCTCTACACCTTTATAGCGAAGTATTGTATAACTCTCTTCTAGTAGCTCTAGTGTTGCTTCGTACTCGTCAAAGAAGTCTGCAAATGCTTGCTTTTCTTCCTCCGTCTGTACAGCATACTTATCTTTTCGATTCTGTTTGTACTCTGGTAATAACTCTTTTCTATAACTAGAAGAACCCCAATCTGCGGTAATAATAATCCTACCGCATTTGTAAGAGTTTGCTAGAGATTTTACTGTTTCTACATACTGCTCTCGAAAGTCTGTTCTGCCCTGATGCTTCCATCTAAAAGCTAAGTTTAGTGCATCCACAATCAATACAGTGCTTTCGGCACCTCCGATTGCTTCATTAAAATTAAAAGCCACCTATCCACTCCACTTTTTCACTTGCTAACCAATCCTCTGCTAATAGTACATAACAATTTAGAAACCTGATATACAGATACTCATCTGTGTTTTCTGGCTTCATCTCTATCACTACAAATACCTTAGATCGATCATATTTAAAAAATAGCATTGGCTTTTGATCGCCACCTGCCGCTTGTATTACAACTTTCTTCCACCATCTTATAAGATTATTAGTCTTAGGTTGTGTAAAGATTCTATCACTTAATGGTGAATCTTTGTAATTCTTTACCTCTATACAAAAATGATTTCTCTGGTTAGGGACATATAAGTCTCCTTTAAGATACTCCAGAGCGCCCGAGGCAGGCACTCTTTCGAATTTTAAACCAGTAGCATCTCGAAGCATATCACGTACTAGATACTCTCCCCTCGCTCCCTTTGCTCTTGAGTCTACCATATTCTTCCTCGCTAATACCACAACTTGTACAAGCAGTACCTTCTAGTACTGTTACTTCTATATAGCCGCAATTGTGTTTCCAATAATTTTCAGTAAGGGCTGCTCCACTTACTACATTCCACCATATTCTTCTCCTACCCGCACTCATCTACTTCTCCAGTGTACTAATGTTTCCATCCTTAACTACTTCGATCTTTTCAAGTAAAGGATGAGACCACCCATGAGATACTATATAGGTATTCATATCTTCTCTCAGTAGGACTTCTACTAACTTTTCCCTGCCTTGATCGTCGAGTACGTTGGTTACTTCGTCTAAGAACAATATATTGATTTTAGACTTCGAGATACTACTCATTAGCTTACGAATCGCTATCAAAGTAGCAGTGTTCACTCTTGCTAACTCTCCAGAAGAAAGTGCTAGAATATCTACTACATTACCATTATCAGTAATTTGTACATTTAACTTATCATTAGAGACAACAAACTCAAGTGTAAAACGACCATCAGACAATTCGGCTAAGTACTCATTCGCTAACTCTTCTAGCTCTCCAACTAAGTTTTCAATCTTATACGCAAGTAATCCGTTAGTGCTAAAAGACTTTTTAAGAGTCTCTAACTCTGCTTCGAGTTTTTGATTTCCTAACAACTTGCCATCATACTCTTCTTGTTGTTCAACAAACTCTGCAGTCTGCTCTTGAATAACTTGAATACGAGTATTAAGTCGTGTGCGTCTTTCATTTTCTACATAGTTATTTGCGCGTAGGCGTTTTGCCTCAGTCAAGCTCTCTTCAATCAATGCCCGCTTTTCTTCAAGCTCTTGCTTGTCCAATACTATCTTTGGGAGAGTTGGATCGAAAGACCTTACTAAATCTTCCCAATCTTTCTGTGCAGTAGCATTTCTTTCAAACTCCAGGTTACGCGCCTTGATACGCAAAATCTCAGGTGTAATTCTACTTATAGCATTTACAGCTTCGTCATAATTTCCCTGCTCTACTGCAATCATAGCTTTCTCTGCAGAAACATCTATAGATTGCTTGCAAGTAGGACACTCTTCTTTTAATTTTTCTAGCTTTGTCAGTGTTCGTTTTGCACCCGCAGCGACTGCTTTTACATTGCCAAACTCTTCTTGCAGATCATCATAGGATTCATGCTGTGTTACTTCTGAACTCTGTACAGCTGCTATATCTATTTGGTCAAGCAGTGCCTTGTATTGATTGTTTGTAGTAATTTTTTTATTTTTTTCGGAGATATTTGCAATCTCTGCCGTCAAAGAACTTAAAGCTTTCTCATCATCAGATGTATTAATTTCTAAATCCATCATGGGTAGTATGAGTGTATCACTCAATTTATTTGTTTCTAACCATTTCTCTACTGTCGCTAACTTCCCTGCTATAGTAGCAGACGTACTGGATACTTCTCTAGAGGCACTTTTAAATACTTCGAACAATTCAACGTATTTTTCTAGGTGTAGCAAGTCTATCAGAAACTTCTTACGGTTAGCATCTGTAGCAGTTAAAAACTGTAAACTTGCATTAGTATTTTGATACACTAATTGTGAGAAGGTTTTAAAGTCAACTCCAAGAATCTCTTGCAAAGTTTTATATGTGTTTGTAGCTGTGTGGCTAGATATATCCGAGCCATTCTTTTCAAGTTTAACTTTTATGTTTGTTTTTCGATTAACGGTAATTACATAACTATCATTATCCTTTGTAAAGGATAGACATATATTATATCCGTCATTAACGTATCTATTTGGAATGTCTGCTTTTTTGATTCCCTTTGAGTTTTTATTATACAAGGCTTCTTCGATGATTAACGGTATGGAAGACTTACCCATACCGTTAGTACCAAGGATTTGTGTAACAGTATTATCGTCTAATTGTAACTCATTACCAGAACCGTAACTAAAGCAGTTATCCCATTTCAATGTTTGAAGTGTAATCATTGTAAGTTCCTATGATGTCTGGTATTTTAGCAGGGTTAATTTCTAGTATGTAGGTTAAGTACTCTACTAGCTCTTCTTGTATGGTCATCTCTTTGTCCATAATTAAAGAGGCTTCTGACTTTCGTTTTACCACTTTCTTATCTAGGAGCTCTGAATTCTTTACTCCTGCTAGATCTTGTATATCGCCTTCTACTTCATAGATTGTATGATTAAAGACAGTAGCAGTCATTTCTTCACTACTTGTAACTGTCTTACGAATTAGCTGAGGTAGTTTAAACTCTTCCCACATCCAACTCCAATCTTGTTCATTAATAAGTAAGTACCCTGTCTTTACTAAATTTCTATGAAACGAGGTAGTCATGGGACTGCCTGGATATACAATATTTCTTTGTGTATTACTATGAGAATGTAAGTCTCCTGCAAACACAACGGGGAAGTCTTCGAATATATCTAAGTCAACTTCTGGTTTAACGTGTGGTGGGATCTCTCCTCGGACATGGGTAAACAAAGGCTTACTCGTGTCAAAATGTTCTACTGCACCCTTTCTGTGTAGATCTGCGTAAGGCAGTATGCCATACCCAAGATCTTGATCAATGTAAGAGATATCTACTACATTGATAAGCGGGTTAATATCTCTGGAAACTTGCTTTAGCTGTGTAAAGAAAGTTTTATGTTTCTTTGTAGCCTCATGGTTTCCATCATAGATAATAGTTGGAATCTTTACTCCTCGAATAAAGGAGAAGTAAAGCTCTAACTCTTCCATATTTGGCAAACGATCAAAGAGATCGCCGCCAATTATGTGCATAGCACACTGCTCTTCTAGTGCGTATACTTGCTCAAAGAACATTCTGTAACGGTTTGTCGCCCACTTTACTGGAACGTTTTTCTGTCCCAGCTTTATGTGCCAGTCTGCCGTAAATAATATCACCCTACGTTGAACTCAGCATCGAGAGCTTCGTCATCAGTCTCTGCACCGTGGTTACGGAGACGGTCTAACAACTCTTTCTGTGCGTCAGGGGTAGGACGGCTCATAACATCATCCATAGACTTTAGATCTGTGATAGAGGCTAGTTCGTCTTCTGTAAGAGCACGAGGCTTACACTTCAATGCTTGGAGTTGATACTCAACATTGTAAGGTAGTGGGCCAGTCTTTACTCGCTTGAAACAAATGTCCCAGCCAGTTGTGTGATTAGTAGGATCTCCAAGATCTTCTGCGGCAGTAATGATTTGCTCCCACAACTTCTTCTTGAGATTTGCTACTTTGACTGTGCCATCGCTTGGGTCAATAACTTGACAAGCGTAGCTCCAGCCACATTTAAGGTCGGGATAGTACTCGCGTACCCAGTCCTGCTCTTTGTTGTTGAATCGCTCAGAATTTCTATCAAAAGATAGGCACTCTATAGGTATGTTCTTTTCGTTCTCGCCTTTAATCCAATAGACATAACGAGCTAGAATGTCTCCAACTACGCGAAATTTGTTGTCGCCGTCTTTGTATTGAAAGGTATTAATTGATGATTTCTGGGCTCCGCCAGTTTGCTTATTAAATGATAATGCCATTAGTGTATAGTCTCCAGTGTGACTTCTTCATAGATGAACGTTATTTCGTCCTGTAATACTATGAGTAGTCTGTTGTCGTTGATTTCGCTTAAATCCACAGGACAATGAAGTGGATCAAGCGTAGTTTTGTTATATGCAATATAATCTGCGTAGCTTCGTAAAGACGCTAACGCGTAGTATATGCATAGTTCTTTTGTTGTATACTTATAGGAATGGTACAGAAGCAAATCTCCATGAAGAAGAAAGCTGGGTCCTGTAAAATTTTTATTAGAATAGTTGTAGATACGGTCGTACTTGTTTTTCGGTAGTTGCTTCTTTATAAGCATTTCCATTATCAAGATGCAAGAGGAAATATTTCCCTCTGCCGTATCGTAAACCTTCTTCCAATCAAATAAGAGCACTATTATACCTCCTTTTTACCAATTTGTCAAGATATATTTTTTTAAAGGTACTTCATATCCCAGCCCTGCTTCATATAGAACCCAACACGATTGGAGGCTTGTTTTCGAGCCGTATTTCCTTTCAAGTGAATATCTATTATCACGGGGGATATTTTACCTTCCTTCTTTCGAATCACTCGACCCACAAGCTGTGTGAGTAGTGGTTCATTATTTACAGGGGTAGCAAGTATTAAGCAGCTGAGTGTGTCTACTGATATACCCTCTGAGAAAATTGCCTGCGTTCCGTAAAGAACGTTCTTATCTCCGTAGAGTATCTCATCTACAAGCGTTTCCCTATCCTCGTGCGAAACATCTCCTGTAACGCATACTGATTTATCTCCTGTTAGCTCAGAGCAGGCTTTTAGAAAGCTAACTCTATCACTTACTACTAGAACTTTATGCCCTCTTGCGGCGTAGGCCGCAGCAAGCATTGCAATAGTATGCCTGTACTCTTCATCATTTGCTAACTTAGTTACTCGGTTAGCCCAAGGAATTTTTGCACCATCCATGAATCTAATATCAGACGCTACAAGGTGTATTGTCGGGGTCATATAGTTTTCTTTAGGTGGCTTAAAGAGAGTATTACCAAAGTAATCTCTGAACACAACGTGTTTACCATCCTTTCTTTCTATAGTTCCTGACAGCCCTATCTTATATCTACAGTAATTTGTATCTAGTATTTTACTAAACGTCGGACTACTAACGTGATGCATCTCATCTAGTATGATTGTCCCAAATTCTTTACGAATCTTGTCTACGTTTCGGTAGAGAGTTTGGGTATTGCCAATTACGATAGGAGCATCAAGTTCAAATCTTCCACTGCCTATGATACCAGGTTTAAAACCAAAGACTTTCTCTACTTCCTTTGCCCACTGATTACGCAGAGGGACAGTATGGGTAACAACAAGTGTCTTTTGTCCAAGTTTACCTGCAATAGCTAAACCTGTAAAAGTCTTGCCCCAACTGACCCACGCGTTAATTATAGCATTGTCTTCGATTTCATCATAAACCTTCTGCTGGCTTTCTCGAAGAGGGAACTTAAACTCAGGAAAGTCTACAGGTTTGTGCACTCGTTTATCAACTATTTCATAGTGCTCTGGGATTAAATCCGTTCGCCCTATTGGTAGTGATACTAACCCGTTACGAATTATGCCCATATTCTTAATTATCTGAGGCGGATCTAACGGGTTGTGCGTAGGGATTGAATATGTAAGCTCTTTATCGAGCTTCTCTTGCAGTTCAGAACTACAATCCATATATATCCTGTGACTAATTACTGCTTTCATAGGTTTAGTTCATTCTTTGCAATGATGTATTGTTTTACAAAATCAGATCGTACAATATCCTCTACTTCAAATTCAATAAACGTAAATCTATCCATGCGTTTAAGAACCTTGATAAAGTCTTGCATTCCATTTTGTTTCAGATCTGCCTGTCGAAAGTCTCCACAAAACATAACTCTACAGTTCTCGCCTATACGAGTAATAATAGAGTCTAGTTCATGGAAAGACATATTTTGACACTCATCAATAAGAATTACTGCATCTCTGAGTGTTATGCCTCTAATAAACGAAGTAGTCATAAAGTGTACTAAGCCTTGTTTCTTTAGGATCTCATACGCATCTCCACGACCAAACAAGTCATTAGATATATCTTTATACGGTTCTTCGTATACAGCACTCTTCTCTTTCTCAGTACCAGGTAGAAACCCCATGTCCCTTGTAGGAACAGCACTTCGTATAATTACTAGGTTTTGATACTTACCTTTGGTCATGTCATCATAGGCTAGGTACGAAGAAATGAATGTCTTTCCTGTGCCTGCTAATCCGTGGAGTACAAGGTTTTTCTTCGACTCAAATGCTTTGAGTTGGTTTCTGGTTAAGGGTTCAATTTCCTGCAGCTCTAAACTAGCTCCTGCAAGTGTTTGTTTACGTCTTTTAGCCATAATCTATACTTTTCTCTTAGTGTCCTTGAGTTTCTCTTCCGAGTACTCATATAGCATCCAAGGTAGCCC